CTATTTGTTGGGTCTCGACAATTGATCACCTTGAATTGTCGCAACCTTATCAATAAGACCGCTCGATGACTGAGTTTTTGTTCCTCCAACATTGTATTCGGTTCTTATTTTTTGCCATTGGCAGTACTTCTCTTCGGGGGAGTTTGTAACCGTTCTGTCTCCACCATTAGCAAATATCATACTGTCAAAGAAATAATCTACTGCGTAGTGGAGGTGGAGTTCCTTTAGGGTTTCTACTACGGTTCCATCCTTGTCTTTAGAGATGACACAACGGCTAACACAAGTTAGTGCGGTAACAATTCTGGCTCGGTCTTCCTCGTTCATAAAGGGCTTGGAACCCTTGAGCTTTACCTGTTCGTCACTATTAATAATCACAATTAACTCATTTCCTAGTTTAGCCGCTCCCTCTATATAGTCCAAATGGCCCGTGTGTATGGGATTAAAATACCCCGATATAACTACTATTTTTCTCATTCTACTACAGCCCTTCCTTTTAATTGTTCCCAGTCTCTTTCGGGTCTAACTTCTAGATTGGTTTCCCAAGCCCCGCTCATGGTGTGACATGGTGTTCCCAGCTCATTCGCAAGGGCTATAATCGAGTTTAGGTCTTTGGGAAAACAGCTACCTCCAAAACCCCTCTTGCCGTCTGGCCCGGGGACAACCCAGTGGGTATCTCCTAGACGGGGGTCAAAGTTAGCGTATTCTGTGACCTTATCATAATCTACCCCATGGGCCTCACAAAGCTTGGCAAACTCATTAGCAACCGAAACCTTTACAGCCAAGAAGCAGTTAGATAGATATTTGACGTATTCAGCAACTAAAGGTTCTGTTTTTATTACCTTTACATTTGGAAATACGTGTGAGTAAAACTGTTTTAGAGCGGTGGTGGCTCGTATATCCCCACCCAGTATTACTCTGTTGGTATTTGTAAAATCTCTAGACGCAAACCTCTCGGTTAAAAATTCAGGATTAAATACAATCTTATTTGTTCCAAGCTTGCCGTTTAGGTAATCTGTAGTTCCCGGTGTAACTGTCGATTTTATAACAATAACATGATCGTCTCCAGCAGCAACCGCCTCAGAACAAACCTGCTCTACTATCGAAATGTCACAGGAACCATCTTTTTTCATTGGTGTCGGCACACAAATAAACACAACGTCCGACGCTTCACAAAGACTTACTATTGAACCATGTGTACAAATACCATCTAAAAACTTATCGTATGTGTTTACTATATAGTATTGTGAGAATTCTTTTTTTAGAGCCTGCCCAACAAACCCCTGTCCAATCACACCAACGGATTTAATTGTCATCTACATATCCCTCCATATAGATTGGGGTATTCTCTCCGACGTAAGCTCCGAATGTATTATACTCAAGCCATTCCTGAGATTCATCATAATCCATCCCGTTCTTTACGCCAGCCTCTATCATTTTCTGAACATCATAAATAACTCTCTGACTATCAAATCCAACAGCCACCCCAATAATAGCATCATCAAAAGAATCGGCAAACAAAAGATCTTCGCCAAACCGTTCAGCCAAATCATCTCTAATACCCATCTACTATAACTCCATATCTCCAAAGTCCATATCGGCCAAGTCGTTTTTGCTTGCCCCAATTTTATAACTCGTTATCTCGTGCTCTTGTGGAGCTACTTGTACCGCTTCGCTTCTCATCCAAGGTTCTGTCCATCCGGCAATTGGGTTCTTGCCAACTTTATCGTATGGGAGCCCAATTGTTTTTCTGCGGGACATACATAACCAGTCAATATATCTATGTAACACGTTTTCGTTCAAACCAATAATTGAACCATCCTTAAATAGATACGATGCCCAGTCTTTTTCCTCTTTTGCGGCACGCTCGAACATCTCAACAGCATCGTCTCTGCATTGTTCTGCGACTTTTGTAAACCCTTCACTCTCTTCTTTGTGTAAAATCTTCAGTATTTCTTGTGTGTTCGCTAGGTGTAGAGCTTCGTCACGTTTTATAAGTTTAATAATATCCGCGTTTCCAGCCATTTTTTTGTTTTCTGCAAACGCAAAGGAACAAATAAAGCTAACATAAAATCTAATCGCCTCAAGAATATTGATGCTAATTATTGTCATGTAGATTTGCTTCTTTAGTGCGGCGGGTTTTCCGGTTTCGCAAACCATCCCCATCAGATTATTGTAGTCTGTAATTGCACTTTTTGCACGCTTCATTATCTCTTTATCTTCATAAATACCACCAAAAACCTCCTTGCTATCCGCGTAGACGTTCTGTATAATATATGAATAGGACTGACTGTGAATTTTTTCAAAGAACTGCCACGTCATCATGCACGCTTCTAGTTCTGTGTTGGTAACATATTGCAGTAACGTTGGGACACCACGACAGATGACACTGTCTAGCATCGTTTGATATTTGAGATTACTAGTAAAAATGAATCTCTCGTTATCGGACAACTCTTTGAAGTCACCACGATCCTTCTTTAGCTCGATCTCCTCAGCTCTCCAGAAGTTCATCATCTGCTTGTTATCTAAATCCTTAAACACAGGATACTTTATGATATCGTATCGCTGGACGCCTAAGTCTTTACCCAAAAACAGGGGTTGATTCATAGGATCAACATTGGTGGTATTAAAAATAGTTTTCATATGGCACACGCTCCAGATTCACAATTCAGATCCTTTTCCGTGTCACCATCGCCATCCGGCGTGTTGGCGTAATAAAAGTTCTTCAGTCCGTATTTATAGCCATATATCTGATCCTTGATCAATTCACTCAGTGGTATGGTGCCATCTTTGTAGTGCGAGTAGTTATAATATAAGTTTGTACTTATACCCATGTCTACAAACTTTTGAATAACGGCAGCTATATTCAATATCCCCTTGTTATCTTTCATCTCCCAAGCTAGCGTGTAATAATTTTTACACCTATGATAATTTGGCACCAGTTGCTTCAGAACGCCGTTCTTAGCTTTTTTATAAGATAGAAGGCTTCGCACTGGCTCGACACCATTTGTGCTGTTCTGGATAACGCTGGAGGACTCACAGGGCATGATTGCCGAGAGGGTCGAGTGTCTTAATCCGTATTTGGCTATTCTCTCTCTCAACTCTTCCCAGTCCATGTTATATTTGGGCTTGACTAAATCGTCTACAGACCTTTTATACCAATCAATGGGTAGTAGTTTTTTAGCATATTTGGTATCAGAAAACTTTAGACACGGCCCCTCTTTTTCGGCAAGCACGCAAGACGCGTTCAACAGATGCCATTGAATTTTTTCCATAGTCTCATGAACTAATTTGAGACACTTTTTGTCCTTGTATTGCAGCTTGTGCTTCGCTAAAAACCCAGCCAAATTAGTAATTCCAATACCCAGTGACCTGCGGTTTTTGGTAAAGTTTTCAGCAGCCACGACAGGATAGGATTGGTAATCAATCACAGACTCTAGGCTTCTTACCGCCACTCTACAAGCTTGCTCGATGTCATCTTCGTTATTCATCTCTAGGAGATTTAGAGCCGAAAGAATACAGATACCGATTTCCCCGTCTGGGTCGTTTATGGAATTAATGGGGACAGTCGGATGTATAATTTCTTGACAAAGGTTGGACATGTAGACAGGAATATTCCAAGACCCGTTTTCATTTGCGGTATCTATGTTCATGCTATAGATCCGTCCCGTTTCAAGACGTTCTCGTGCAAAGATTTCTGCTAATTTTCTCGCGGGGATCTTCCTCTTGAATTTGAGTGATCTGGAGTTTTCGTATTTGTCGTACAGCTCTTCAAACTTTTTATTGTCTCCAAACGCCTCATAAAGTCCGGTCGCCTCGTGGGGGCTAAAAAGTGTTATGCTTTCATTTTTAATCAGTCTGTCATAAAACAGTTTGCAGAATTGAATCGAGTAGTCCAGCTTGCGAACACGGTTATCGTCTGTTCCGGCATTATTTTTTAAGACCATCACGTCTTCAACTTCATAGTGCCAGAATGGAATATGAACCGTGGCAGAACCTCCACGTAATCCATTTTGGCTCGTCGACTTTACGGCGGATTCAAAGTTTTTGAGGTAAGGAATCACCCCCGTGTGGATCACTTCTCCACCCCTGATTGGAGAGTTGATTGGACGCATTCTACCTATGTTTAGTCCAATGCCAGCACGTCTAGCGGTATATTTTCCCACGGCGTGAACTGACGAGAAAATACTGTCTAAATCGTCATCCACGTCAACTAAAACACAGGAAGCGAACTGCCGAATGGTGGTGCGAACCCCAGCCATTATTGGTGTGGGTAAATTAATCTTGAATGTGGAGTAACAATCGTACGCCTCTTTTACGTCTTCCAAGTTATCAAAAAGACACATAGCAATAGCTATATAAGCGAACTGGGGGGTTTCGTAAATCTTACCACTACTTCGGTTTTTAACTAGATACTTATCTATCATTTGCTGTAAACCAGCATATGTAAATTGGTCATCTCGACTGTGGTTGATATATCCTTCGAGGGTTTGTATGTCTTCTTCACTCCATTTTTTCAATAGTTCGGGATCGTAAATCCCATTGTCTATGTTATTTTGAAGAAACAACAAGAACTCTCTAGGCTTATCAGCACATCCCCACACCTCTTTTCGTAGTTGCATATTTAGAAGTCGTGCAGCCACATATTGGTAATTTGGTTCGGAGGTAGAAATCAAATCGTTTGCCGATTTAATTAAAATCTGATGTATTTTAGAAGTTTCTATTCCGTCGTGAATAGAAAGATTAGCGTTCATTTCAATGTCTGAGAGGGATACTCCGTTGATCCCGTCGGTGGCCCATTCTACCACCTTGTGTATTTTTTCTACGGAAAACCGTTCCTTGGCTCCACCCCTTTTTATTACTTCCATTTCTTCCTTTCCGTCATTGGTATTATAATCTACATGATTATTATACACCCTACATCCCGTTTTGTCAACAAAAAAATATAAAAAAACTGCCTGCACGTAGATTACTTGCAAGCAGCTTTGTAGAAGGTCAAGTCAGTCGGTCACAAGTTAGTTACCCATGTTATCAAGTTTTGCGATTAGGGTGTCAAACTTGAGGCTAATTTGACCATGAAGATGTTTGTTATCGTGGGCAATAATTTTACATTCGGTGACATTGTCGCTCATTTCTTCTATCTTGTCTTCAATGCCGCCAACACGCTTTTCGATACCCATCATCCGTTGATTTAAAGAATCGTTAACTTTTTGTTCTAGCACAATGATTTGCTTTCCGTGGCTAACAATTGTCCACATCACCCAAGCCATAAGAGGTATAAAAAATAATCCGATGATTTCAGTTATGTCTCTAATAAGAGAAAAGGTTTCGTTCATAGACAATTGGACCCCTAAAGTAAAAAAGGGAACCGGCTATCCGCTACACGGTGTAACGGATAGCTTCCCTTTATAATATTGTTTACATACCTGTAATTGCTTTATAGGTATAGAAATCAGACCCGCCAACAACGCTGGCAGTCCAAGGATCAAGTTCGCCATCGACGAAGTTGGCCTTCATTACCAAGCGACCGGGAATAGCACGAGTTGGGTTAGCAGCAGAGTCGGTATTTGCTGCGAATGCACCAGTACCGTTTCTGGCTGATCCACCCGGTGCCCACGGCAGGTTTCCGGTAAGAGTGCTCGGAACCGCATAAGCATTACCAGCAGCATTAAGCCACAGGTTAGCGGATCGTTTCTTGAGCTTGGTGGTTCCATCGGTCTCGTAACCAAGACTAGCATATCTACCCGCTCTCATCAAGCTGGTTGTGTCAACACCAAAATCGTGTTGGAATTGGTGAATCGCATTGCGTCCAAGTTGTTTCTCAGCACCCGGAATAAGCATCTCAGTAGAATCGTCTCCAGCAATTTTGGTGCTGATGGTCATTATTTGGTATTCGCCCACGGCCTGATAGGCAAAGTCGCCTGTGGAACCAGAAATGACCTTCTGTCCCCACGGGTTGGTGGCATCGCCTGTTACTGGACCCGCAAGCATTTGCGGAGCCGCATTGTCTATTAGAGGGAAAAGGTTAGAAACAGGGCTGGCTGGCGAGCTAACCTTGTCATTACCCAGAAGGGTTCCACCTTGAGTTTGTTTAGAAAACGCAGTATTTTGTGTGCCGCGTAAATAGTTTGCACTAGCTCCGGGAACTGGCATGATAATCTCCTTATTAGATTAAAAAAATCAAAGTTAAATATATTTCCAATTTCCGAAGGAGATCCAGTTCCTAAACCTATATACACAAATGTTGACTATGTGGAGCAATGTTTTTTGCATATTTTAATAGCTTTTTTAAGTCTTCTGCGGGCCGTTTCTCTGCTGTACCCGTTAGACTCTCCAATTTCAACCATAGTCATATTGTGATAAAACCTTTTATTTATAACGTCTTTTAGTTCTGGGTCTAGGCCAGTCAAGATATCAAACACTTCCATCCGACCGCTATTTTTAGTATCGACTTTTTCCAGAGCGTCGTTACGGTTAAACTCTATACGCTTTTTCTTTAACTTGTTTTTAAACGCAAAGGTTATTTGTGCATACAGATAGGAGGTAAATTTAGTTCCTCTGCTGGAGTCGTACTTATCGATACATTTCCAGAGCGTTTGCATTTTGATAGACTCTATATCATCAAAATCTATAGCTCTTTTATACCTATTTGCAACCTTATTCATAATGTTTTGCACGTCACTACTTTTCCAATATTCTTCAAAATTATCCATGATCTCCTCTTAGGATGATACCACCCAATACTTGTTTAATTTCCAATAGTTCATTCAGCCCATCTAGATACGCTTTATCCAAATTGTCTGAAACAATATAATCAACCTTACCTGTCGAAGCAACCAATATTGACCAGTATTTACTGGACAGTAGTTGTTCCTTAACCAAATTGACTGTAGCCTTAGTGTCTTCGTTTGATAGTAATTCTTTTTCGGTGTATCCACAAATCTTTTTTTCGATACACAGCCTAACATCCTTAAAAGAAAATAGGCTCGCAACACCAATAAAAAACGTATATCTCCCTATAATTCTTAGGGCTTCAACCCCTTCTATTTTACCCAAGGATTCTTTGATTCCATGGGTTATGCTAAAATTAGTGGTTCCAGTCCAGCAGTCCCAGCGGTCAGACGGCTTCATTGAGGAATCCAAGGGATACATTCCTAACGGGGTGTGTATTATCTTGGGTATTGTATCAAATCCACCAATTGGCAAAATTTGCATCTCGGGGTTAATACTTGCCTCTAATTCTTCTTGTATTTGTTCAATCGCTTCCTGTTCGTTTATTATACGTTCTTCCACAACAGCGTTCCAGCTTCTCCAACATATCTTTTTACGGGACTCTGTTAACTCGGTATTGTAGAACATGCTTTTCCCCAGTTATAGGTTAGTTATTTTATCGGGAGGCACTACCACAGACTCACTGCTATCATCACCATCTAACGCTACGTACTCATGCAACAGGCCTTCTATAGCTATAAAATCCGACTCTGCATTATTTAATACACATTGGCCCTTCATTTCTTCAAATATTTTAACAGCCATCTCGTCAATAAGAAGCTTGTAAAATATAGAGGCTACTCCGACTAAACCTTCTTCGGTAGGCTCCCAGTCACAATTATAGGCTATATTTCCTTCGTTGTCAACAAAAATTGTCAATTTTGCAGCGATTTCCTCAGAATTGAGAGGTTGTTCTTGGTTGTTCGATGATTGATTGTTCATAAAAACGCTCTAGCTTAAGAAGGTGGGGTTGGGTTAATTTTCCTTTTTTGAGTTCAATAGCACCCTCCGGAACTAAAACCCTATAAAGAGCTTCGCTTTCTATAGACCCGTGCCTGTGTCTCAAATCAGATAAGACCGGAGAAGCCCAGCGGTTATCTAGATTTGAAAAACTATCATATAGCTGCTGTATGGTTTCGTTTATGGTTTTTGTGGAGACATAAATGCTGGGTATATTCCCGCACTCGTCTACCACTATCTTTAAAAAGTCATTTGAGAGAGGGTCGAATCTTTCGTCTCCCTGCATTATCAAAACGCTTAATTTAAGTTTCATTGATTAACCTTCGCTCTGTTCCCCCTCTGTTTCGTTAGTCTCTTCTGGCTGGCTATCAGGCTTATCTATTTCGTTCTGTAACCTAGCCAACGTCTCTAGCTGCATGGCTGCCTGCGTATATTTTTGCACCGCTGTGGCAAACCTTCGATTAGAACCCTCTTCTAACGGCTGTTCTAGTGCTGAGTTTATATCAAAAACCGCCTCATTTAAGGAAGCCTTTAAACGACTATGATTCACTGCAATAATGTCCATCCTCTTCTCCTTTTGTCCTGTCCTTAGTATCGGTAACTAGCTCGGCAATACTTGAGACTTTTTAAGTTTTTTTTATTATCGCTATACGGGGAGGGTAAGGTCAGGAATCCTTTCCTGAATTACCGAAAAACAACCCCGCTTGGTTACTCGGTGATTCTGACGCTATCGCCAATAACCCACGTTGCTACAACCAAGACGATGCCGATAATTTGTTCTTGGTTGAGCTCAATACCAACAAGCTCAGATGCACAAACGGAAATGAGTCCGACGGCAGCAATCCAAAAACGACGAGACTTGAATAAAGATTTTACTTTTTCTGGCAACATAATTAAACCTCCTAAAGGTGTAATGAAAGGAACGTCGTTCCTAATTAAAAATATTCTAAACAAGAAAAGAAACTCTTCTCCTTCTTGTTACTACTGTTTGTTTTCACTGACAGCCCATAAGGGCCTTGGCAATGACTGTACTTATTATACCCTCCAAACCTCCATTTGTCAAGTTATTTTTTGATTTTTCTTGAGGAATCTGGGGTTAGAGCCCATTTAGCAGCTCCTGAGCTGAGTTATGCCAAGTAAACTGATTGGCGGTTTTTATCCCATTGGAGTTTAGTAAACCGTGAGGATCAGATTCTTTAAGACTATGAACGGCTCTCATGTGTTCGATCAACTGTTCTTTGGACGACTCTGAAAAACTAGCCCATTCTCCATGCGAACCGGAAAAAAACACTCCATCCTCGGCCCGCTCTAAACTGTCGATGTCTATTGACATAGAATTGTCCGAGTCACAGAATTCGGTGTGTGCCGAATAGTTCGTAGCAATAACGGTTTTTCCACAAGCCATCATTTCAAGTAACTCTAGATTCCAACCTTCTGCTCTTGCGGGAAACACACCACAATCGCTTTGGCTCATAATATTATACACATCCTTTTGACTTGGTTGTCTTGGAATTATACGAATCTTTTCCCCCAAAACAGACCTTTTGTAGAGATTAATCCAGTCCTGATTACCTTGTCCAATAAATGGATTATCACACATCATCCACAGTTCAACATTGTCAGAGGGGCCAAACGCACGACTAAAACATTCCAGTAAAACATCATGACCCTTTCGTTTTTCCCATTTTCCACAGTTAAAAAAAATGGTCTGTGGTCTTTGGGAAAACTTTGGTTGAAACACTTCTGTATCAACCCCTAGCGGAACTACATGTACGTTTTTTTCAGCAAAAGACGTTTGGTCTAGTACAACCCCTTTTGCCCAGTTCGAGCACACAAAGAGGGAGTCACAGTGAGCCATGCTCGTCTTTTCTTCATTGTTAAACTCTGTTAGCTCAAATATAGGGAATCCTATGTGTTTTCCATGACCAACATGCATATGCAGATCATTCTGGTGCCACATTTTAACAGAAGGCCACACACAACTAATTCCTGCGGGCATTCTATTATCGAGTCCCAATTGAACATATTCGTCAATAAACTCAGGTTTAGAAATAGGGTACAGAGCAGTGGAGGGGTTTATCCCGTATAAACTTTTAAATATATTATATCCAGCTACCCCGTACCCTAAATTATTTATAGGCGTAATAAGATTAAGCAATTCTATGTCTCCAAATTAACATTAACCGACAAAGCTCTCCCAGTAGTTTAGCTGCTCTTCGGTATAATGGTTGCCGTACTTGTCTTTTCCTTTTAATTCCCTCACCTCTTTCCACACTTCTTCCCATCCGTCTTGGTTGTTTCCCCTTACTCTAGCGGCTTTGTCGTCTATGTAAAGAACTCCCGCAGGTTTGCCCATAAAGGCCTTGTGGTACTTGATTCCGTGTTTTTCAAGCCACTGTAACCATTCTACATACCCGCGTTGGTACTGCATCCGCACATCACCACCTTCTCTGTCACCATAGCGTGCGGTATGTAGAACCACCTCATAACCCATGTCATAAAGCTTGTTAACCTGTTCCACACCATAGGCTAGAGGGGAAGCGTCCGCATAGCGTCCTCTGTGATCTTTTCCGGCAATAACACCATCACAGTCTATAACAATTGTCCTCAATGATTTATCGTTATTCATTTATTGTTCCTCTCTTATTTTCTTCATTTGTTCATATGGTTGCTTGTAAAACGTGTCCCAGTAACTACCGTGGTTGCCCGACATAGCTGGCATGTTTTGTACTAAGTGTTCAAAATCCTCCCAACATTCCTCGCATGTCACGTCGGGTTCCTGACCTTGTTGTCCTTTTTGGTGTGTCAGATAGTGGCTGATCTTTCTTGACATGTTCATGTTTGTTCTCTGTGTAAAAGCAGCCGCTGCCAATAGCTCATAGATAGAGGTTAGCTCTTCCTCGTGGGACTCTTCGAGCGTTACCTGTCTTGCTCGTATTTCTTCTTGGTTGGTTAGTAGCACGTAGCACTGTGTCGCTGAAGCGACTGTCATAAAGCTCAACATCAAAAACAACGCTTTAATTTCTTTGCTAGTCATGATATCTCCTTGTCAAAACGTTTTTCCTTTTAATAGCTCTCAATACATTGTCACGTCTGCCGGAAGACTTAACACAACGAAACCGAGTTATTTTTTAATCTTCGAGCTTTTATAGTTCGGTTATTCTAAGGTCTCTTGGGCACAGAGGACAAAAATCTATAGCTTCGCTATTGTGAAGACCCTGTTTATGCTGACCAACCAAGATGACCTGCATAATCATGCTTTCTCTTGCTCTGGAATCTTCAATGAGTTGGTCAAGAGCTGGAACACTAATCGTCGGGATGGGTTTCTCTTTAGAAATTTCTTTATGCAGTAGGACTAAAAGTACTACATTAATCATACATAGAACCATCAAGAAGTGGCCTATTGGCTTAATATTGCTCATGTTATTTTCTTTCCGTTCGATTGTTCTACTGGCATGATTTGCTTTCGCTGTGACAACGACAGTTCCTCGTATATCCAAGGTATTTTATACCAATCAAAGACAACCTTGATGCAGTCTATATTATCTAGGTTAGGCCTACCTCTAGAACCAAGTTTGTGTTGCGGTGGTCTTCTGGGACAAAAATCCGTAAATTTATCACCCATTCTCTTTACCATCCTTATTCTGTGATCCAGTCTGTTGAAACCGGTATCAGAGTCTCTAAGCTTAACGTGTCTTGATATATTATTATCTTCTTCCCATCTTCTTACATACCTAAAGAGCAGCTTTTGGTCTGTGCCCCATAGGCTTCTTGGAGATCTCCCACCGTAACCTTCGGGGTGCCAAGCTCTTAATATTTCTATAAACCTATCTTCGTAGTTATTAAAATCTATATCCCCTAGGTCAAATATCTCAGCCCAAACACGACCCTTAGCAACGTTCCAGCACATAGCTATTTCGTTTCTCCCGACTACACCATAACGAAGTTGTATAAAAGAATTATCGTCTCTGGTCTTAATGTTTTCGGAAAAATAGTTTTTGTTTAACGGCATGATGTCGATATCAGCCAAGGTAATGTTTTCATCGGGATAAAGGCAAGGGGCTAAAAGTCTGACGGCTTGTGCGGCAAATGCAGAGTGTATCTCGTCATCGGGTAGCTTTAGTCTAATCACTTCCCCCAGAGTTTCGTCAACTACTAGATCTTCGTCGTGCCGCTCTACTAAAACAAGGGTAGGCGTCACATCAATCGTTTCCCAAGAGGGGGCAGCTAGGCTCCAAAAATCCAGAAGATCTTTGTGTGAGTCACATGCGATTATAGCTCTGTCTAATTTCAT